GCTTTACCTGCCCCATACATAAATGCGAATGTGGCTACTTTAGCTGCTTGTCTCTCATCCTTTGTAACCTCTGTATAGTCTTTTTTATACATCATAGATGCGGTTGTTGTATGAAAGTCTTGTCCAGACTGAAGAACGTCCACAATATCGTCCGCCTCCATAACACCCGCCGCAGTATACACCTCTAGCGACGTAAAATCCGCATCCACTAGATAGCGACCGTCCTCTTCTGTGTAGCCAAAAACACTCTTCATCTCACGAGGCAACTGTTGAAGGTTCTGAGATGCTGGAATAGCACCGCCCATACCCTTACAAGTAAAACGACCCGTTACTGCGCCGCTGGGTTGAAAAAAGCCGTATATTCTAGGCAGCTTGAATTTCTCTAGGAAGTTGAGAGCTTTTAAGGCACTTCGTTGCTGTCTTATAGGTGCAGCTAATTGATGTGTACACTTTTGTAGAAAAGCATCGTCACTAGCTTGCGATTGTAACAAGTCTCGCACCTGCATATAACTGTTACAGTTAAAGTTGAGAGGAAGTGCTGCTACTGCCTTCTTAACCAGTGATTTTTTAGCTCTTACCATCTTACGACGGTTACTTTCTATGACTGGAAAGCCGTTTAGTTGATAATGTACGGCTAGTTTTAACGACTCTATATCTAGTGCATAGGTTGTATAGTCTTTTGCCGCTTTAAGTTTGTTATATGCCTCTTCGAGAAGTAGCACATCGTCAGCCGCATAGTCAAGTTGGGTTTTAGATAGACTAGAATCCCAGTTTGATCCGCCCTCATCAGCTTTAACACCAATATTTAGGTGAGCTAACACAGATTTAAGGCTATGAGACTCTAGCTCAGGGTACTTATGACGTGCTAGGTACATAGTATCGTCTATCTCGCGTGGAATAAAGCCCTGAAAGTCGAGACAACTAAGCTCATAGTGCAGATTATGACCGTACACATGACAATCTTGTAAATAAGTCTTAATAACTGACACATTAATGTGGAAAATGTCGTATATAAAACATACACCGTCTTGCGCAAGCTGTACTAGCCTTGTTTTACCGCCAAAAGATCGACCAAATGGAGCTAAAGAAGTTTCAATATCCCATGCTATAGGTTTTGATTTGTCGAAATGGGGGTCTACCCACTCCCTGTGATAGGAGTAAGGCATGACTAGAAGTCTGCTACAGAAAAGCCACTAGACTGAGCTACGAAGCCACCTTCTTGCTTGTCGAATGTAGCAGCAGCGTCGTCAGCCTCTGATACAGAACCGATTGACACGATTTGTACATTATTGAAATTTAGGATAAGTCCACGCTTTCCCTTAAAATCGTACTTGAAACAATCTTTTATGATGTCAATATTAATAATTGAGCCTTTACCTATAGCCATTAGAGGTGTTACTGGTAAGTTGTTAGAATCATATTGTTTAAATTTAAAGTTCTGAGGTGTTTTTTCTGACTCATACTTAGATGCGTTAAAAATAGTCTTACCTGCATCGGCATCGTTTGGAAAATCTTCAGATGGTTGAAATGCTTTGTAACCGAGACTTGAGGCGCGTTTACCTTCACCTTTTTCTTTCCACTGAGCATCAATATGTGCAATAAGTTTCTTTTCTTCTGCTGCATCATCTATAAAAAAAGCTGCTGTGTATTTTGAGTCGTCATTGGGTGTTTGTAGTGAGGCGAATTTAATTCTTGCGTTAGATATAATCATGTTGTGTTTCCTTTTAGAAAATAGATACTTGATCTATTAGTATATTAGTTTAGTCACTACTAGGGACTAGCGACATAAACAGAACTTTCCTTAAAGGGTCTCTAATGAAGGATTTACAATGAATATCAGTTCAGTGCAATGATGAAAGGTTATTCTGTTTATGTCTACTTTTTCCAAAGACTAATAAGGGAGGAAATCTTATTGGTCTTTGGTTTCAGATAGGAGTATTATAATATAGTTAATCTTAATTCTTGGTTAAACTAGCAAAGACTTTGTCTTTTCCATCAGGATTTAGTATAAAAGAGCGTACGTCTTTAATCTTCTTTTTAACCCGCCCATAGTTGACGAGTAGTTTGCTTACTGCTGTGTAGTGTGTCTCACCTACATTGTCTCGGAGGTCACTAATACTACAAGTCGCATGGTTACATACTTTAAATTTATGGTCAAACCAGTCACCCAATCTAGGGTCTATATCATGGAGAGCATCCGCATTTAAACCAACTATTGCCTTTGCTATAACATCAGCCTTGTCTACTGACGCCTCCAGTATTGCTTTGCGCTCGGGGTTATCAATGAGTTGTCGTGACCGACTCGCTGACACTTCTATACTCTTTAAGTAGTCTAAAAAGCTATGTAGCTCCTTACTGAGGTGTTTCATTAGGTCTTCATGTGTTGTAAACCAATCCAATGTTGTAATATTGTTGTGCTTAGTACGAAATACATTAGTTCTTCTATCTCCATTCTCAAACTTGAACGGTACAGCTGCATTAGTTGCAAGTGTGTACTTCGCACAGTGTATGTCTGCCTGTGTATTGTTCACATTTTTCATCTCCAAAGCTACTTTAGAATTTCCTACCAGCTCTTTTAAACCTTTTGCTAATTTAGGACTGTTATAAGAGTTGGTGTGTTCTTCGCCTTCATCTATGAATATCGATAGCTTATGCTTTAGTAGCGGTCTAAACTGCTTAGTGATGTCCTGTACCGATACCGTTGTATGATAGTCGCCATAAATAAGCTCATGTACATCGTTTAATAATGTACCTTTTCCTGTGCCACCTGCCCCTGTTATAACGGTCATCGTCTGAGGCACTTGTAAGTATGTTAAGTGGTATGCTAAGTTATGCAGCCATAAATCCTGCTCATCTCGTTTAGGAATTACATTATCAAGTAAACGAGTAAAGTACGAGGGCATACCCGCACTTGGTTTTGCTGCATCCTGAAAATACTTTATCGCTGGTGGTCTTCTAAACGCATTGAAAACACTTAGTCCGTCTTCAGTATCGTAGAATCTACCTCGCTCTGTTGGGTCGTATATAGTTCTCTTTGAATCTACGGTTGTTACGTCTAGATCCGACACTTTCATCTTATCCTCAGCGTGTGCTATATTATGTAAGCGTGTCATGTGGTCTTTAAAGCACACCTTTGGAAGGACTGTTAAATCATCTCTTGGCTCATCGTATATCATATACTTACCTGAGCCTCTGTCAAACCACGCTGTGAGGTTTATCGCACTTGCTATATAAGAGGGATTAGTAGCCTCTTCAGCCTTGTCTTCCCAGTCCGCCTCAAATCTAAAGTATTTCATACCACCCTTAATACGATTAGATATAAGTCGTTGTTCTCTCTCGTCTGCTGTGTCGATCTTTGCGATCTTCTCAGCCCATTTATGTGCAAACTCGATATACAAAGGTTCTGATATAGTAGGAGATCCAGCAACGATACCTAACACGTACATCATCGAGGCGTGGATTTGACCCTCTTTAGCAAAATCTTTTAAGGATTTACCTGCATAGTCTTTAGTACAGAACACCTTTTCAAGGTCTTTATGGTTTGTGATGCGTGTACTATCTACGAACTTCTTAATAGTAGGATACAGCGGATTTGTGAAGGGGAGAGATGAGTTCTCTCGAATAGCGTTAGCAAAGGCTTTAGCTGTATCGCTCTGAGGCTCATAACTGTTTGCATCATCTAGGATCAGCTCTTTTAGTTCGGTAGGCATAGCTTCAGGCTTACCCTGCTTTAGTAGAGTATAGCCTTCGTTTGGTTCTACTGCAAAAGTAACACCACCACTAAGGAAGTCAACCTTATCGCGAACCCCGATACTTGTAGATGTATTCGACTCATAAGTATAGAATAGTTGATAGCCTTTTGTGGTCTTGACTATGTAGTTTGCTAGGTCACCTATTGTTCCACCTAAAGCATCTAGAATTGTATCTAGAGCCTCTTCGGAGTCTATGTCTAGGATTGATAGGTTAGATATAGATCCAGTCATGATGGCAAGGGCTTTGTACTCATCCCTCCAATCTGAAAGGTCGTACATCTCAGCCTTATACTTTTGCCAGTCAATCATCTTCACTTTTTTAACACCTGAGTTTCGATGTAAGTAGTACATAGGTATAACATTAAAGCCGTATGTGCTGTTAAGCTCTATGGCTTTTTCTTTTATATTGGTCAATAAATATCCTTATAAATAAGGGTTACATGATATAATTCTATATGCAGGTAAGTGTAACCTTTAAGCTTCCACGCTTCTTACCTGCTAAATCAACTGGCAACATAATATCCCACAATCCTTTAACATACCCTTAAATGACCAGTAAAGACTTAATATGCTTATTTATAGTGTCTTCTCGTCTTAGTGTCTTATTCTAGGTTTTAGACATTAAAGACTGGAAGACAACAATTACACTTAGATAAACAAATAAATAATAAGGGCATTAAGGGTGGGGGTGGTGCTAATGGGGTTAATGTGGTGATCGTGAGATGAAGGAGGGGGGGTAGTGTCGTCGTCTTGTCTTGTTTTCCCTCTCCTTACTCTACCCCTAACGTACTATTAATAAATGTGATATAATCAAATATGAAAAAATTCTCAGACAGAATACAGGCAGATTGGCATAGCGAAGAGAGATTATCAGATTTACTTGATGAATTCTTTGAAGACCAAGACGAGCCTAAAACGATTATACATTTATATTGTTGGTTAAACATAGACTGGGCTATATTTATAGAGCGTTCATTAGATATTAGATTTAAGAGGCTATTGATAGCAGCTGAGAATGAGTGTGAAGCATGGGTTGTATCTCACGGCTTCACCAACGATAAGTCTTTTGCTCGCTATATGCTTACTAACCAGCATAAACACTGGAATCCTGAAGATAAGCCAACACCCGATCAGAGCTTTACCTTTAATTTTGTGGATGCTTAATTGGTTGATATTCCAGTCCTTAAACACCAAAAGGAATTTCTAGCCTCAACAGTCCCTACTATGTTAGTAGGCGGATTTGGCTCAGGTAAATCTGATGCTGGTGTTATGAAGACCTTTATGATGAAGATGAAGTACCCTAAACATAAGGTAGCATACTACTTACCAACATACGGACTGGTAAGAGATATAGCCTTTGATAAGTTTACTCACTTCTTAGAGGGTTTAAACATATCATACACACTTAATAAGTCTGATAAAGAGATCCTAATAGATGGTATGTCTTCTATCATATTCAGAACTATGAGTGAGCCTGAGTCTATAGTAGGTTATGAGGTTGCTTATTCTCTTATTGACGAGGCTGACATTCTACCTAAAGATAAGATGCACAACGCATACGATAAGATTATTGGTCGTAATAGAGCGATAGACAATGCTGTGGTTGACATGGTTTCAACACCTGAAGGCTTCAAGTTCTTATATGATAAGGCTACAAGCGGCTACTTCAAAGTAATCAAGGCTAAAACAACTGATAATAAGTTTATACCTGATTCATATATAGAGAGCCTTAGAGAGCAGTATTCACCTGAGCTGCTAAAGGCTTATATAGAGGGCGAATTTGTGAACCTCACAACAGGTAGCGTATATCACTACTTCGATAGAGCGTCACACTCGACAAGTTTAGAGCCTATCAGAAATGAGCCTTTACATATAGGGCAGGATTTTAATGTTGGCGGATGTGTGTCTATCGTATTCGTTATTCGTGGGGATCTAGCTATAGCGGTTGATGAGTTCGTTAGTAATGATACTTACCACGTGTGTGAGAACATATTAGAGCGATACCCTAATAACTTCATTACTGTATACCCCGATGCTTCAGGTGCTGCGAATAAAACCAACTCCTCAGTATCAGACCTCGACATCTTATATAAGGCAGGCTTCACTTTAAATGTACCACGAAAGAACGGCGCGGTTAAAGACCGTATAAATGTAATGAATAAAAAGCTTAGTGATAATCGCATATTAATTAATATTAACAAATGCCCTGAGTTCGCAAAAGCCTTAGAGCAACAAGCATACGACAAGAACGGTGTGCCTACTAAATTTACAGGAGCTGCAACAGTCGATGACTATAATGACGCAGGCGGTTATGCTATGGTTAGAATATTCGGGGTTGAGAAAACAGGTATGGCTCAAGCACGTTTATCTTTTGCATAGTATTAAGATATAATAACTCAAAATAATAAGAATCTTGGAGAGGATACAATGGCTACTTATGAACAAAGCAGACTAAACAAATTTGCCCTTCGTTACGCAATGTACAACGATAATTTCGAATCACAGGTAAAGAAGCACTTAACAGCTATTTACACAAAAGCGTCTGAGATTCGTTTAGATAAACAGCTAGACCTGACGAACAACATATACAAGACTATCGTGTATAAGACTTCAAGAGTTTATTCGTTTGGTATGCAGCGAGATATATCACACGATGATGTGGCAGAGCTTTATAGAGATATGGATATATCAAAGACCATGAAGGAAGCAAACAGATATGTTAATGCTTTCAACGATGTACTACTACAAGTATCATGGGATGATAAAAAAGAGCAGCCTCGACTAATCTTTAGACTCCCACATAAAACACTCGTGAGCTTAGACGAATACGATCACCCTTCAGAGGTTGAGTATTATGTAAGCACTGAGGATAAAAAAGAGAAGTGGGCTTACTGGTCAGCGAGCGAACACTATTATAAGATCTACGAGGGTGAGGACTATATAGTTGAATATCCTGAAGATAATGAGAACGGTGTAAACCCTTACGGTGAGCTACCTTTTGTATTTATGCAGAATGGATTTAGAGATGGGAATTTCTTCGATTCTTTTACAGGCGATGACCTCGGATATATCACACTTGATAATGCAGTGTATTCTACATTTAAAAACTACCTAATCAAATGGCAGTCGTTTAAGCAGTTAGTAGTGACAGGCTCAAACATTGGTGAGTTAAGCGGTCAACTACTTGATCCCTCAACAGCATTAACAGCAAGTGGTCAAGATGTAAAGATCGACCTATTAGATTTACAGGCTGATCTTAGACAGTTAGACGACACACTTCAAAGTGCTTCAAACAATGTAGCTATTAACTATAACATCAGTCCTGCTCAGTTCAGAATGTCTAGCAGTGTTACTAGTGGGTTCGCTATGCAAATGGAGAACACTTCACTGGACGAGTTCACACTTGAACAGCAGAACGACTTTGTGCGTTACGAGACTGACCTGTTTTATCTTATGCAGCTTATATCATCTGCTAACGGTGCAGCATTTAACAGTGACTTCGCTATTACATTTAACAAACCAGCTTATGCTGAGAGTAAAGCTGATACATTAGCTGCTAATGTTTTAGAATTAGATTTAGGACTGCGATCAGCTACTGAAATTATCATGGCTGATAGAAACATAGATGAGGTTGAGGCTCAAGAGATCTTAGCTGTAAACCTCGCAGAGCGTAATAAGGTATATAAAAAAGTAGATGAGTCTCAAGGTTTGAATATGAGTACGACAGCTGAAGCGATGGGTTTAGGTAACTAACATGGCTATAGATACAATAATAGCTGCGATAGATACAAAGCTAGATCGTGAAGTGACTACGTTTACATCTGATTTTGAGAATGTACTATCAGAGGTTGAACGTTTATTATTGGCATCCACACTTACAGCAGACCCCTTATCGTTTGATCTTGAATTTTCCATGATCTTAGACGAGGCAGGCTACTACGCCTTGATCAATCATTATATCGATGATAGCTACGACCAAAACTACACCGAACTATTAGATCTATTTAAAGAGAGTGGTTTAGATGTAACTTTTACACCTGACGACCTTCTAATCATTCAGAACATTAAAGAGTTAGACACGCAGCTATTCTTAGACATCGGAGCATCTGCAGGGCATAAACTTAAATCAGATATGTATAAGTATAACCTCACAGGTCTATCCCGTCGGGAGATGCTGGCTAATATAAGTGAATCTCTTAAAGGTACTGATCTCGCTAAGTATTCAACTACTTATGCCAACACAGCGATTAGCAACTTCAATCAATCTGTACTAGATATGAAAACTAGCGAGATGGAAGGCGAAGTATATATCTACGAGGGTGTAAATGACGGCTCTACTCGCGACTTTTGTAAGTGCGTACTTGATAAAAAGAAGTTCTATAACAGAGCTAATGCTTCATCCCTGCGTAGTGATAAGCGTCGTCAATGGAACTGTAGGCATTTAGTCGTGCCTATGTTTAGATCAGCTGCCGAGGATATGGGGCTTACAGAGGGAACATTCTCATGCTAAGGAATCTATCATGCCTTTAGTTGTAAAGAAACGACCGAACATCAATAGGTGGGTATCAAAGATTAATTATCTATCAAGCAAAGACAAACTAGAATTACTTGCTAATGCCGTCATAACAGCTATAAAGGTGCGAACACGAAAAGGTAAGGACGTGAACGGTCACACTTTTGACAAGTACACAGATAACTATATCGCATGGAAATCAAAGCACGGAGGCACCAAAAATGGCGGTAAGCAGACAAGCCCGCCCAACCTTACTCTCAATAGTCACATGCTCAACTCGATGACTCATGATACCTATGCTGGAGGTGTTAAGATCGTTTTCAACTCTGATGACGAGCTAAAGAAGGCAGTCCACAATCAAAAGACTAGACCGTTTTTCGGACTCAGTAAAGCTAATCGTAGAATGATATTCAAACTCCTACAAAAAGAGTTCTAAAAATCTCTCAATACTGAGAGATAAATCCACCCCCTACCCCTCCATACTAATTAATATCAAAATATGATATAATCATTTCAGTGATACACTAAAATATTGCTTTATATAAGGAAATGAAAATGGCAACTGAACCAACCAAATCAGGTAACGAGGAAACAGCACCTCTAAACAACGCTGGGAATGAGACTACATCTACTTTGACAGATGGACAAGCCCAACAGGTTACTATGAGTCAAGATGATTTAAACCATCTGATTAACGGTAAGTTTAAAAAAGGGGCTGACAGAGCTACTAGCGAATTGTTAGCAGGTTTAGGCGTGGAAAGTGTAGAGTCTCTTAGAGAGATTATAGAGGCGAAAAGAGAAGCAGAAGATTTAGCGAAGACTGAAGTGGAGAAACTCACTGAACAGCTGGCTACACTCAACACTGAGAAACTGGAACTCGTTTCGTCTCAAGCTCAAGCAGCTAAGCAAGCGGCACTTAATAGGCTGGCAGTTGAAAACGGTGTGACAGAACTTGACTACTTCTCTTTTGAGTATGCAAGTAAGTCACAACTAGAAGACTTTAATGTAGAAGAGTTTATCAATGATTTAAAGAGCGAAAAGCCTTTTGTTTTTGGACAAAAGCAAGTAGCTGTTAAAACTGATAGCTCTTCTAATGGAGGCTCTCAGCCAAGTAACTTTAGCGATAGAGTTAAACTAGCGAGAACTAAACAAGAACTAGACGCATTATATGCGGAACTAGATTAAATAAAAGGCACAAATAATGGCAAACGTAGTAACTACAGCAGCAGTCTTAGATGACTCACTAATCACACTTATCGACCAAGAAGTAATCGTATCAGGCGCAGGAATCAACAAGATTGATGCTTTCGTTGAGACTAAAGTTCAAATCGGTGCTAAGTCAATTGACTTTACTATCTATTCTAAATTATCAAAAGCAATCACTCCGTTAATAGACGGTGCAGATGTTGACTCAGTTGTTATGGCTGATGCTTCAGTAACATTAACTCCTAAAGAGTTCGGTCGTGTTGTTACTCCTACTAAACTTGCTAACCTACAAACTGGTGGTAAAGCAGACAGAGCAGGTGCTAAACTTATTGGTATTAATATGGAAGAGACTACTAACCAACTAGGTATCAATGCACTTGAAGGTGGATCAAATTCAACTGCTGCTGGAACTGCTGGTGTTTTAGCTACTGGTGATTTACGTTCAGTATATACTTCACTTTCAAACAAGCGTATTCAAAAGATTAATGGTTACTATGTAGCTTTCATGAATCCTTCACAAATCGCTGACATTAAAGATGCTTACATCTCTATAGCTCAGAACACAAACATGGACTTAGCAACTAACGGTGTTGTTGGTACTCTTGAAGGTTTCGTAATCGTAGAAGATGCTGACATTACTCCGGGTAAAGTATCTTGTTTTGGTATGGGTGCTTTAGGTAAGGCTGTATCTATGAACACAGGTGCTACTGTTACTGGTCCGTTTGATAAATTAGGTCGTATGTTAAATCTTGGTTGGTTAGGTACACTTGAGTACGGAATCATCGACGACAACGCTATCGAAATCATTACAGGAGCGTAGGGCTAACCCCCTACCTCTTAAAGGGTTATAAATGAAAGCACTAAAAAACTCAACATGGAAATGTAACGGCAACGTTTACGTTCTAGTTAAAGGTGAGGATATAGCAGTTCCGAAATCAGACGAGGCACAAGCAATAGCTAGTGGTTTATTTGACAAGCCTGTTAAACCCGCTAAAAAAGTAATCGGAGGCAAATAAATGGCACTAGCACTAACAAACTCAGAGATTGTAAGCTGCTTACCCATTGTTGCAGACTATTACGAGAAAGCAAATGGCGGTACTACAACAACAGTGAAATCTAAAGCCCTCGGCAACTTAGACTTCATAGACGTTGAGGGTGCTTATATTTGTTTTCTCAGTGGTGCTAATCGTGGTGTAGATCGAATCATTTCTACTTACACTGCGGGTTCTATCGGTACTATTTCTTTTGATGCTTTAGGTACGGCTACAGATAACACTACTCAATTTGCACTAGTGTTTAAAGGGTTTTTACCAAGTATTGAAAGAGCTGCTGAGGTTATAGAGAACGATTTAAGAAATAAAGGCTTAGACCTTTCACTATTTTTGAATACTCCGCAACTAAAACAGCTACATTTATCTCTAACATTATCGTATATCTGTATGATGAAACGACAAGATGCGACGGCTGACGACGTCTTTCATCAGGATTATATAGCTTACACAGAACTCTATGAGTCTGAGTTAGGCATACTAATTGCAGATTATGATCTAAATGAGAATGGTTCTATTAGCGTAGCAGAAACAAATTTTAACCCGACTCAGATGAGCTTTCAGAGATGAAAGATTATCTAAAGTCTAAAGGGTTTAAACCTTCTTTGTCCTCGGTATTAGGGAATAAAGAATTTCGTCTTGTATCTACATCCCTTACACATTCTGAAACACTATCTACTTTTGCACATCCCAGTAGTGAAGTAAATGAAGTTTATGAGCTATTCCTTTCAACACAGACTTATCGAGAGTCTGTTGTTAGAGGGTTATTAGTCGATATGCGAACTCAGGACAGTACAGGGCTTGTCGTACAGATAGAAACTGATGAGAGAGGTTATACACTTCTCTTGTCTTTTACAATTAAGGAGTAACACATGGCAATTTCAGGGCATACAGGTAGCTGTACAGTAAATGGCTCACTCGTAGGTGATGCTAAATCTTGGTCTTTAGACCTTTCACAAGAGACAGCAGAGATCACTAATTTCGGCTCAGGTGGCTGGAAGGAATCACAGGCAGGGCTTAAAAGCTGGTCAGGTTCTATTGTATTAATGTTTGACGGTGGTGCAGATGCTGGCGAAGCTGGTTTATTTGCAGGTGTTGTTAGCGGTTCTACTATTGCAGTAGTGCTTAAAACAGGTGCTACAGGTGGCGGCTCTAGCGAGCAGTTTTCAGGTAACGCAAATGTAACTGGTATATCAGTTCCAGTTGATGTAAATGGATTCATCGAAATCAGTGTTGATTTTGAAGGAACAGGTGAGCTTACACAGGCTGCACTGTAACGTAATTTTATAGGTAGATTATTCGATATAATCTATCTACTAAACTTATTATATACAGGACATACAGCATGGAAAAATTACTGCTCGAACTTATGAAGTCTCAAGACCAACTAAGCGATATTCGATTTAGCTTTAAAGGTGAAGAGTATGTTTTCTACTATCGTTACTTAACTCTTTTAGAAAAAGTCCGTATTGAACAGATGTGCGTGAAGCGTACACACGTTATAAATGAAGACGGTTCTACTTCTATCTCTTACGACAAACAAGAGTGGGCAAACCCTATCCACACTATACTTGAGAAGGTGCTAGACTCGAAAGGGAAAAGACTTTTTAGTCATACAAACCCCGAACACTTCAAAACTATCTCCCTCTTACCCGCGGAATTAGCGACATACATCGCTTTAGAAATGGCTGTAGATATTACAGGAAACTTAAAAGAAGAAAACAATGGCAAATGATGAACAGTTAGTAATAGACATTATAGTTAATGGCGAAAAAGCCCGTGTGTTACTGGATCAAGTTAAAAAAGAGACAGATCAGGTGGGCGATAAAGCTACAGGTGCGGGTAAGAAGGTTGACAAAGCTACGGGCAGAATGACAAAAGCATGGAAGGCAGTTCGTACCTCTATTCTAGCCGTTGTTGGTGTTGCAGTAGCTGCTGTAGGTTCGATGGGTCTGATGGTAAAACAGAGCCTCGATTTATCCAAAGCTACTTTTGGTTTAACCGATTCTATGAAAAGTTGGATCACAGCACAGTCTGCTGCAACGGGAATGAATGAAAAAATGATAGCTAGTTTTGTACAGACTGGTAAATCAGCAGGTATGGCTGACGCTACAACTAAGGACATGATAGATTCTGCATTAGCACTTAGCCGTGCATTCCCTGAAGAGAGTATAGAGACATTTATAGATAACTTAGTAATGCTCAACACATCAGGAGAGGCTCAGGGTTATATCGTCGACGTAATGGAGCAGAAATGGGGACTCCTTGATTTAAAAGGGAAGACCCTTGCGGAAAAACTCGAACTCATCGCAAGCGTTACAGAAGGTGTAAATGAAAAGTTTGATGCTACTGCGGGTGCGCAGATGGATAAAGTATTTAATCACATCGCGATAGCCGCTAGGCAATTAGGTACAGAGATCGTAACTCTTGCGGAAAAGTGGGGTTTACTTGATAGCGCAAACGCAGCACTCGAGAAGATGATCCGAGGTCTGAAGACAGTCGAAGAGATGTCAGTCAAGGAACTAAACTCCGAGATGAAAGAACTGGCTGCTGAGATAGTGGATATGGAAAGCATGATGAATACGGTGTATGGGATAAAGCGTATATTCACACCCAACGACAAACTGTGGGGCTTGAAAAAAGAGCTTATTGCACTACAAGCGCTTAGTGTACAGAAAGTAAAAGACGTTGCGGCAGATAAGTTAAAAAAGGAAAAAGATCAAAAAGCTGCACAAGATAGAATAGATGCTCTAGCAGAAGAGACAGAAGCTAAACGACTCGGTGTAGAGGCAGAAAAGGCTCTCAAGCAAGGCGGTATAGATTTTGTAAAACGACTAGACCAAGAAGCTGCTGACGCGAAGAAAAAGTTATTGGATGAAGTAGCCGCAAAGCAGAAGATACTCGACGATGAACAATCTCAACGTATGACGATCGCAACTAACCACATGACCAAATCGTTTATGGATATGGCTTTCAATGGTAAGGCATCTTTTAAAGATATGGCAGAGGCTATACTAAAAGACCTTACTCGCATGATCGTACGGCAACAGATCTTTACTGCACTAAAAGCTGCTACAGGTGGCATCTCAGGTCTGTTCGGGCTTCACACTGGTACAGATGAGGTAAAACACTCAGGTGGTATCATCGGTGGTATACCCTCTCATCATTCAGGTTCTACTAGATCAGATGAGCGAATTGCTAGGTTACAAGTTGGTGAGGCGGTTGTTAATAGAGCAGGAGCATCTCGTAATAAAGGCGCTATAGCTCAGATGAATAAAGGTCAGCAAGTAGGTGGGCAAACGATTCAACAGACAACAGCTGAAATCACTTTCAATGTACAGGCTATAGACTCGGCATCATTTAATAACTATTTAGTTGGGAATAGACAGACAATAGAGGGTATAATCAACCGTAGTTTAACTACAAACGGATCAGTTCGCCAAACTATTAAACAGGTCGTATAATGAATAACTTAACAACTGTATTAAACGACTCCATAAGTAACTACGATATGGAGGAGTATTCAAGACAGGCTATGTCGTTAGGGTTTGATAGCGGTAAAGAGCAACGGTTATCAGGCGGAACTATGCCTACATACATTCTAAGCCTCGAATACAATAACATATCCCGAACAAAATACGAGGCTCTACGTGAAGCATACGAAAATAACTATGCCAACACTTTTATACTCGACATTAAAGACACATCATCCGCTGATATAGAGACGGGGGATTATGTTGTGGCAGATTATATGTTACTGCCTGACCACTATGTGTACTCTTTAGATCGTTCATACATGGATATAAGACCAAGCACTATGTCTCTACATTCTAGTACATGGGCGTTTAAAGAGTTTACTTTTAGCGAAGAGGCTACAAAGCCTAACTTATTATCGGGTCGTATAGATGTAGTGAGTTCTGTATTCTTTGATTATCCAAAGTATCAGGAAATGTTTTCCGAGTCCTCTTCGTATACACCGAACTTTTCAACTGATGTTAGCTTTTTAAATCTATTAGAGGATGCACCATCGTTACAAGTAACACACAAATACGGTAACGCTTCACTCGCTAGTTCGTTCGGAGCTTCAGCAGGTCACATGAAAGATAAAGGGTTAAGGAGAGGTTGGACTTTATCGTGGGTACTCCCCGAATCTCCTTTTATAAAACTGCTTACGTTCTACAGAAAAAGAGCGGGAATTATGGGAGTGTTTGCGATGCCCGAACTGGGCTACTACAGTGCGTCTAATACGGAGCGGGTAAATGCTCGTTTTCTAGCAGACAGTTTCAAATATCAAAGACGGCTGGATGGTACTTACCAAGTAACAGCCGATTTTACAGAGGTGCTATAAAATGAAAACAATTACAAGTAACGTACGGGAAATGGATACGCTGGCTATACTACATTTATTCGAGTTTGATATGTTCGATTTTAACGGTGTTTTCACTGAGACATTACGAATAACAGACTGTGACGTATTTGTAAATGTAGGCGGGGTTGAGTATACACCTCTTGCTATAACTTTTGATAGTCTGCATGAAGATGCTTCAATGTCTACAAGCTCGGTAAGTCTCTCTATAGATAACATCTCAGGGGGTTTAACTACTCATGCTTTTAATAGCGAATGGAGAGGTAATAGGTGTAGCATTCAACGAGTGTTATATAAACCACCGTCCGAACAGATTGAACAGTCAGACGGGAGTGTCGAAACTTATGACTATGGTTATGCTTTACCTACGACAGATTACCCCCTACTGGACTTAGATGCGGGTATAGACAAGGACATTTATATACTGTTCGAGGGTATCATAGATACATTCTCAGCAACAGAGACTGCTATACAGGCAAATGTGAACAGTTTATTTATACACTGGAAACGGGCATACCCTAAACGCACCCTAAATCAAAATGAGTTTACGTCTGTCGTAGCCGCAATCAATGCTGATATATACTGGGGACGTCCTGATGATGTCTAACCGCCATAACTGCTTTACATATAGTTATGCCCTCTTAGTAAGAGCAGGGTATAAAATGCCTAAACAGTGGAGAGGTTACACAGCCACTAAGGAGTGCTTTTTATCCATAGTTGATAACGCACAGGAAATACTAGCTCGCGGAGAACACAAAGAATTCTTTTTAAGCTTTTGCGATCCCGTTAAAAAGGCACAGAAATACGATATAGTGCTAACGGATAACTCGGTGGGTGTAGCAATCAATCAGTTTAAATACACAACGCTCCGACTACGAGACGCTAGTACGTGTCTTGTCGATATAGACAAGAGTGAATTAATTTTAAGGGTGAGAAAAGATGTCTAAAGCAGTAAAAACAGTAGTAGCAGTAGTAGCAGGTGCTGCATTAATGATATTCGCTGCACCCGTAGCATTTCTATTAATAGCAAATACAGGTTTAGCGGCAATAGGTAGTGCTGCACTATTCACAGGTATGACTATGCTCGTGACAGCAGTAGGGGTCTCGATAATCGGCTCTGCTTTCATCGTCGAACCGCCCGATCAAGAATCGGCTGAATCTTATGCTGGTAGTAAACTAGCTACAATTATGAATAACACGAGTGCTGTCCCTGTACTGTTTGGTGAGAATAAAGTAGGGTCTGCTATTGTATTTCAGGATTCAGGTACCTACCCTCCACTGCTGGGTGACGGAGCTACTGAAGGTTATAACCGCCACTACTGGGCTATTCATATAATCGGGGAAGGTGAGGTAGACAGTTTTAAAGAGGTGTGGGCAGATAAAGAAGAAATGATGCTAAGCACAGTAGGGGGGACACCCGCAACACCCGCTTATGATAGCGAGTTTGGCTGTGAAGTCGGGAATTATGTACTAGGCGAATACGGCAGAACAATGAATGTTAGTACGTATACTACTTCAGGGGCAGACGGTATAGCTATTAGTGATGTACAGTGGACGGCATACGTAAACTACGGCGTAGCGTTAGTCCCTTATAATACCAAAATCAAAGGTAGCTTTTTAAGTGGGACGACAAGTACACAGTATGATAATGTGCGAATTCCTCCGAATGTTGCTTACATGACTGTTCATCAAGTGTATTATAAAGTCGACAACAAGCATACAGCCCTAACACCTGTACAGCCTGTAGTAAAAGGCATGCCGCTAAGACCTACTAACTCTTTAGGGTTTGGGGCTGCTGCATACTCAGATAATCCTGCGGATCAGGTAGCACATCTTCTGACTGACGGGCTGAGTATACCTGATGGAGATATTGATTTTGCTAGCTTTTATGTGGCA